GATCGAAGCAGCGGAATTATGTTTGGCAGAAGGGCTTGGTTTGCAGAGTAAATTATCCATCGGGTTTGATATTCGGCAACTGTTACGCATGGACGGGCAAACTCAGATTAACCGGCTGAAAGAAGGGATCGGCGCGGGGATTATGGCTCCCAATGAAGGCCGGGCAGAATTGAATTTGCAGCCGGTTAAGGGCGGCGAAACGCCATATCTGCAACAGCAGAATTTCAGCCTTGCGGCATTGGCGGAGCGCGACCAAAATAAGCCATTCGCAAAACCGCAGCAACCCGCGCCGGCCAATGAGCCATTATCGGACGATGAAATGGACCAGGCGCTGGAAGGTGACGCATGAGCAAAGAAATACAAATCAGAATTTTGCAAGCCTGCTCGCGGTTTATTGCGCGAAAGCTCGAACCTGTTACAAAGCGGATAGATGAGCTTGCGCTATCAATCAAATCGTTATCGCTAACCCCCGGTCCACAGGGGGAACGGGGCAATGATGGGATTGATGGTAAGGATGGAAAAGACGGGCGCGATGGCAAAGACGGTATCAGCCCAGCGCCGGAAGCGGTGGCAAAGGCGCTGGAAGGTGAATTTGCAAAGTGGGCGCTTGATTTTGAGCGCCGTGCGCAGTCGCTATTTCAGCGAGCAATCGAGAATATGCCGACTCCTGAAAATGGGAAAGATGGGCGCGATGGCGTAGGAATTGATGCCATGGAGATTGAGCGAGATGCTGGCCGGGTTATCCATCGGTGGATGAACAATGGCGAAGTGATGAAAGAGTTTGAAACCCGAGAACATTTTGACCGTGGCGTCTGGCGCGAAACAGAACAATATTATGCTATGAACGGCGTTACCTTCAGCGGCAGCTATTGGATTGCACAAAAAGACAACCCCGAAAACAAGCCGGGCGAAGGTGATGGCTGGCGGCTGGCAGTGAAGAAAGGACGGGACGGCAAGAGGGTTGAAAAGTGATTTTTGCCAGCATCGAGGAGACGAAGAATTATCTGCGTTACGATGATGCGGATAATGACGCCATTATTCATTCTGCACTGGAAGATGCGTCCGCTTTTATTCTGGGTTACCTGAAAACAACCTCCTATGCGTTTGGCGTTGATTCATCGGGCTTGCTGGAAACTGATACGGAAGGATTAGTGCAGAATGTTCCGGGGCAGGTGCGCCGTGCCACCATGATAATGGCCGGTATCTTCCTACGCGATCCGCAAGGCGTGGAAATGGACAAATGGGATAGCGGCTATCCGCCCCGGCCCGTTGTTAATTTGCTGTATCAACTGCGAGACCCGGCATGGAAATGAAAGACGAAAAAATTTATCTGCGAGTCGTCGCAAAAGATGGCCGTCGGTTCGTATGCGATCAGGCAGGCCGTGAAGTGGCAGGCGTTAGAGAGTTCAGTTTGCGCTTGGGATATAATGAGGCTAATACAATCAGCTTGACAGCATTTGAATATCGCAGCGATAAAAGCGATAAGCAAGTCATTGCCAAAGATGCAGAGTGCGACCCATGCCAGAAATGATACCAGCAGGCATGAACAGCGGGATGCTACGGCATCGTCTGACCCTGCAAAAACGGGTAGAAACACAAGACCCGGTGACAGGTGAATTGACGCATACATGGACGACGGTTGCCGAAATCTGGGGAAAGGTAGAAGCCCTTTCAGGACGTGAATTTATTTCAGCACAGGCGCTGCAATCCAAGGTCACGGCCAAAATACGGATACGTTATCGGGATGATATTGATGCCAGTATGCGTATTTCGCATCGGGGCAAAATCTATAATATCGAGGCGGTATTGCCCGATAATATCAGTGGGCTGGAATGGATAACCCTGCCCTGTAGCGAGGGCGTGAATGACGGTTGAGCGGGCGTTTTGCTTGGCGAGCGGGCCGAGCTTGACGGATGAACAAATCGAAACAGTCAGGCAATGGCGCACAGATCAGAACATTGTCGTAGTGACAAATAACACGTGGGAACGTGCGCGATGGGCTGATGCGTTATATGCAATGGATGGCCGGTGGTGGCGAAAATACGGAGAGAATGCAAAGCGATTTTCTGGCCGGCGTTATTGTGCCGTCGTTGGATATGGCGCAGAGCAAAAGCCATTGGCTGTTTATGGAAATTCAGGCGCTGGCGCGCTGGTACTTGCCAGAATGCTGGGCGCAAAATGGATAGGAATGCTGGGATACGATTGCAGATCGGTGGATGGTAGATTGCATCATCATGCCGACCACGAAGGGATGAATAATTGTATTAACATGCACCGTTGGCCCGGTCAATTCGCAAAAGCCAAGCGGTCATTGCGCGGAGCGAGGGTTATAAACTTCACACCGGGTACAGCACTGAATTGTTTCCCGGTCGAGGATTTTGAACAATGGCGAGCGACGTTATCCAATTAGAAATAACCGGGCTTGATGAAATCAAGCGCAAATTGCGGCAGTTTGGGCGCAAGGATAGCAAGACTGCTGCCAAGCGCGCCCTTCGTCAGGCGGCTAATCTTGTTGCGCGCAATGCCGCAGAACGCGCCAAGCGGATTGACGACCCCGCGACAGGAGACAAGATTTACAAGAACATTGCCGATGGTAGGAAATATCCTGGCGTTAAATTCGATAGCGGCGCATCCCGAAGAAGCGGGAATTTAATCTATCGGGTTGGCGTAAATAAAAGCGACAAGGCTCCGGGTGGAAAAACTTTCTACTGGCGCTTTGTTGAGTTTGGCACACAAAAGCAAAAGGCCCAGCCATTTATGCGGCCTGCTGCTATCGAGAGCGCGCAACCGGCGGTGAACGCATTTGTACTGGAATATGGCAAGCAGGTTGATAAACTAATTAAGAAGGCGTCCGGGTAATGTTTCCGCCGATTTTTCAGGTTTGTGCTGCGGACGCCACGGTTACTGGATTGCTTGGCGCTACGCCGACGCGACTATATTTGTTTAGCCAAGCGCCACAGGAGCCGGTATTGCCGTATGCGGTTTGGCAACTGATTAGCGGCTCGCCGTATAATCATCTGACCTGTCCGCCGGATGCTGATATATTTACCGTGCAGGTGGATAGCTATGCGACTACGGCAACCGAGGCTCGGCAGGTAGCCGAAGCGCTGCGGGATGCGATACAGGCCAGCGCCATGGTCGTATCGTGGAACGGAGAATCGAGGGATGCCGAGACACAGAATTACCGATATTCGTTCGATGTTGAATGGCATGTGCTAAGATAAACATATCTTTTGGAGGATGCTGCTATGAGCGTTTTGACACAAGGCACACAGATTTATTTTTTCGACCCGGCTGCGCCGTCCGATGGCGTAACGGAAGTGGCTTGCGCAACCGACTTCAATCCCGGCGGGAATCCGGCGGATCAGTTGGAGGATCAATGCCTTGCCGATACGAGCCGGAAATACAAACCCGGCTTGCGGACGCCTGGCACGGCGTCAATGGGCGTTCGCCCGGACCCGGATAGCGTCAGCGATTTGCTGATGCATGAATTATCCCAGCGCGACCCGTCCCCGACGCTGAAATGGGCAGTCGGTTGGTCGGATGGTACGGCGGCCCCGACGATTGATAGCGCTGGGACCGACTGGAATCTGCCGACAAGCCGGACGTGGTTTGTGTTCGAGGGGTATATCGCGGACTTCCCGTTCAATTTCGCGGGTAACACGCTGGTTGCTTCCACTGTCTCGATCCAGCGTTCCGGCGCAAGCACATGGACGGCTAAAACCACATGAGCATATTGTCAATCGAAAGCCTGAAAAATGGCGGTTTTGTTGGTGCGCCGGTCGAGCGGGAAGTGGAATGGGAGCAGAACGGCGAGCAGGTAAAGGCCACAGTCTTTGTCCGGCCAATGTCGTATCAGACGGCGCGGGAGGATATATTGTCAGCGCGAGACAAGAAGGACTCGCTGGCCGGGCGTATTGCATCGAGTATTGTTGATGCAGAAGGCAAGCCGATTTTTACCATTGAGGATATAACCGGCGAGGCCAGCCCTGACCGTGGGCCGCTCAATGTCAGCCTGACAACGGCATTACTGGTTTTGATCAGCGAGGTAAACGGCCTGGGAAAAGAATCGCCGGCCTCACTGACGAAGAACGAGTCTGGCACGAATTAGTATTGAGTGGGGTCGGTGGCCGTACCATAGCAGAGGCCAAGGCGAGAATGAGTCATGCGGAATTTGCCGCATGGGTCCTGTATCGCAACGAAACCGGCGGCTTTAATGCTGCCGAGCGAATGGAATACATGCTGGCTAAATTCATGGCTATTTATGCGAACAGCAAAACCGATCCAAAAAAATCAAGGCTTTATGGTGTTTACGATTTTACACCTAATCTAAAATCGCCGCCTATTGATCTGGAAACGGCTATGGAAACGTGGAGTTAAGCAATGGCAGTCCGTTCATTAGGTGAATTAACCATTGATGTTGTTGCCAATGAGGCTGGCGTTGAGCGCGGTATGACTGCCGCTGAAAGACGCTTTGACAAAAGCGTTAAGCAATTCAAGCGCGATGCTACAAGATTAGGGAAAAACATTGCTACGGGTGTTGCGCTTGCCATCCCGGCGCTTGGCTATCTAGTCAAGCAGACGATAGATTCCGCTCACCAATTTGAACTGCTGGCCGATATTGCTGGCACGTCGTCCGTTGAGTTTCAGAAATTTGCGGCGGCTGCGGATTTTATCGGTATCAATCAAGAGAAGCTTGCCGATCAGTTAAAAGATGTCAATGAAAAGGTTGGCGAGTTCATTGCCACTGGCGGCGGGCAATTACAGGATTTTTTCACAACCGTTGCTCCTAAAGTCGGCGTAACCGCAGAAGAATTCAAGAATCTTTCAGGGCCGGAAGTCCTGCAAAAATACGTTGCCACGCTTGAGAAGGCCGGCGTACCCCACCAGCAAATGACGTTCTACATGGAAGCATTGGCGAGTGATGCGTCAAAGCTTTTGCCATTGCTGGAAAATGATGCCGCCCTGCTGAATGATTTAGGAGCCGCTGCGGAAAACGCTGGCGCGATTATTGACGAAGATGCCACGGCGGCGGCAGAAAAGCTCAATGTCCGTTTGTTTCTGATGCAGCAACAAGCGGAAGGCGTGAAAAACATTATTGCCACAGACCTGATTGGCACAATAGCCGATTTATCGGACGAGCTATTAGGCAGTGCGGATTCAGCCGACAATGCAACCGTAGCGGCAGATTTTTTGTCTGACAGCTTGCGCACATTGGCCGGCGCGGGCGCGGCGATTGTCGGGATATTTGATGTTATTGGGCAGGCGATTGGCGGTCTGGCGTTTACCATTGATACCGCGCTTGATGGGGTTGATGCGCTGGCCTTTACCAGCCCTACAGCCCTATCAACCCAGATTCCCAAAATTATTAGCAATATCGGGAAGAACAAAGAGGATTTGGACTTTGTTGTTGACGATCTTGGCAAGACGATTCAGGAGTATTTGAATCTTGTTACTGATTTAACCGAAGAAGGTAATGCCAATCCCGAAGGCGATACAAAGCTGAATCAGCTAATTGAGGCGAGAAAGAGAGCAGCCGACGCATTAGCTGAATTGAATAACAGAACCGAAACAGGCGGTATTGCTGGCGGAACGGATATATTAAAGCAGCAAGAGGATTTGGTTAAATCCCTTCGGACAGAGGAAGAAAAATTAACCGATACGCTGAACGAACAACTGAAAATCCTTAATTCGATTACGGATATATCGCCGGAACGGCGTGAGCAACTGGAAGGGAGAATTACCCAAGGCTTGTTTGACAATCAGGAGGCACCGGATATTGAGGGTGTTTCTCCAGAAGTCGGCGGGGCATTGGGCGAAATGATGCGCCTGAATGATCAGCAGGAGGAATTGCAGGAATGGTACGATACTCAGCTTGAATTACTCGATACATTCCGCCAGCAACATTCTGAACTGAATGAACAATGGAACAAGCGCGAACAAGACTTATACCAGCAATATCAGGAGGGTCTGGCGAAAATTGATGAAGCTCGGGCAGTTACGTCCTTGACGGCTACTCAAGATTTGCTCGGTTCATTATCGCAAATTGCAGAAGCCTACGCGGGTAAACAGTCTGGCATTTTCCGTGCCCTGTTTGCCGTGGAAAAAGCAGTGGCTATTGCACGCTCTATCGTTGCGATTCAAACCGGAATTGCGCAGGCATCTGCGCTGCCATTCCCCCAAAATTTAAGCGCCATGGCATCTGTGGCCGCCGCAACCGCGAGCATTGTATCAACTATCATGTCAACCAATATCGGCAGTAGCGGCGGCGGTGGCGCATCCATAGCGGGCGCGGGTGCAGGGGGTGGTAGCCGTGGCACTGATTCCCCGACCGGAACATCTATTACCGGCGCAGGCTTGGCGATTACCGACCAGCGTGGGAATGTCAGTTCCATTCGGATTATCAATGCGTTTGACCCGGCATCTGTGGGAGATTACTTGGGCAGCGATGAAGGCAGCGAGGTTATTATCAATGTGGCCCGTATGAATAGCGGGTCCATGCGTGATGCGGTGGCAAGCCCGTAATGCTCTGGCCGGTTTGCCCGAGGACGTTATCGGATGCGATTGAATGGCGCAATGAGATTATTCGCACTCGATCTGGCGAGCAGAGAATAAGGTCGAGAGAAGAACCGCGCCGAGCAATCAATATGAGCTTTATGCTCGATGCCGCCAGTTATGAATTGTTGCGCGCCCAGGTGCGCGATGCGCTCCCCGGCCCGTTTTATATTCCTGATTGGCTGGTGCGTGATACGGGCGTAACAGCCGGGCAATCGGTATTCGATACAGCCATGCTAGGACACTACGAAGATGGCGGTTATCTGATTGCCTTTGACGATACCGGCCAAGAGCTATTGACCATTGATTCTATCGGCAGCGTGGTTGAGACGACGACCGGCGCGACAAAAAGCTACAAGTTTTTTTCCCCGGCCCTGAAATGTTTTGCACCGGAAGGCTTGTCTGCATCTATTATCGGCGGGCCTAATTTTTCCGTGAGCATGGATTTTCAATGCTACGATGCGATTGCGCCGGATGATGCGGATTTGGTTTTCTACAACGGCGATCCCTTATTGCTGGATTGCCCGAAGCTCAAAAGCCTGTCAGAACGGTTGGAGCGGCAGGTTATTCTTGTAGATAATGACGTATCTATCCCCTTCATTGAAGATGCCTATAACAATCCGCGCCAGCATTTATCAGCCGCATGGATGCCGGCATTTGGTCAGGAGATTTATGACCTTCGCGCTTTTTTCCAATCCCTGTATGGTCGGCAGAAACGCTTTTGGATGCCCGCGTGGAATCGCGGTATTAACCTGGTATCGGATATTTCGGGTACGTCCATGACCATTGATAACATTAACTATACTGATACTTATGGCAGCGGGCATATCTATATCCAGATGGACGACGGCACTTATCATGCGGTAGCGGTAACAGGTTCCGTGGATAATGGCGCGACTGAAACGCTAACGCTGTCAGAGAGTTTAACGGTATCAAAGAGTAATGTTGATTTAATTGCATTACTGATGCAGGTCCGGCTGAATGCAGACCGGGTTGAATTTTCCGCGATCCCCGGCTTTGGTGCAAACGTAGCTGTGCCTGTGGTTGAGATAACAGACGAGGGCGATACTGGTGTTTGAGACGTTTGAATTATCCCGTCAGGATGGCGCGCCAATCGAACTTTACGAGTTCGCTATTGGTGATTGCGTATTTTGGCGCTATACGTCCAGCCGGAAACAAGTCACGTTTCAGGGCGAAACGTGGGAGCCGGAGCCTATCAAGCGAAGCAGAATACAGGCGGCAACCGATCAGGCGCGCAACGGTCTTAGCATTACCGTTCCGCGCAACAACGAGGTAGCCGACCAGTTCCGCGAAGCGCCGCCGGAGAATATCATTACCCTGAAAATATACGGCCTGCACCGGAATGATTCGGACTCGATAGTGTTATGGATGGGGCGTGTACTCAATGCAAAATGGACTGAAACGTCAACCGCAGAATTACGCTGTGAACCCATATCATTTTCGATGGGGCGTTTTGGCTTACGACGCCTGTATCAGTTGAATTGCCCGCATGTACTATATGGTCCGCAGTGCGGGTTAAACAAAGCGGATTTTGCGCATATCACAACCGTTACTGATGTTTCGGGCGCAACGCTTACCGTGGATACCCAGGTTACTACAACATACCCCGGAGGATTCATTGAATGGGCATTCGGCAATCCATTGCCGATTGATGAAAAGGAAGGCGAGTTACCTTGTGATGTAGATCGGCGTTTTATTACCGGGCATGACGAAGATACCAAAACATTTACCTTGCAGCGGCCCTTTAGCGGGATAGAAGTCGGCCATGAAATTGCATTGTATCCGGGTTGCGCACATAATATGGATGCGTGTTTGACCGTGTTTGATAATCTGTTAAATTATGGTGGTATGCCGTATATGCCTATAAATAATCCATTTTCAGGGAGTCCTATTTTCTAATGTTCTGGGGATACTTAATTGTTACGCTGGTTGTTAGCGCGCTGCTTTACGCGGCCCTGAAACCCGCCAGACAATCGCCGCAAGCGGCAGTGCTTGAAGATTTTGATGTGCCAAAAGCCAAGCAGGGCGATCCGGTCCCGGTGGTCTTTGGTACGGTGACTATTCGCTCGCCAACAGTCATTTGGTACGGCGATCTGAAAACCTATGCAATACATTCATCTGGCGGGAAGAAATGATTATCAGGATGCGCGATATTCGGAGGATAGCCTATTGCAGTCGTGGGGCGCGGCGATTCTTTGCCCGGCATAATCTGGATTGGCAGGCGTTTTTGCGCAACGGGATTGAAGCTGACAAGCTGCTTGCCTGCAATGATGCGATGGCTGATGCGCTGGTGGAATCGGTGAGAAATCATGGGCGGTAAATCAGGCAGCAAGATTGTCGGGTACCAATATGCGATGGGCCTGCATTTCAGTCTGTGCCATGGCCCGGTAGATACTATCGAGCAGATTCTTGTCGGGGATCGTGTTGCTTACGATACCCAGATAACCGGCAGCACAACATTTACCATCCGCAAGCCTAATCTTTTTGGCGGCAATGACAAGGAAGGCGGTATTGTCGGCGAAATGGATGTGATGATGGGCGAATCCACGCAAGCTGCTAACGCCTATTTGCAATCTGTGCAAGGCATGAATCAGCCGGGGTATCGTGGGCTTGTGACAGCGGTTTACAAACAAGGTCTTGTATCAAGCAATAATCCCTATATTAAGCCGTGGGCGTTCACTGTATCCAGAGCATTGGAGGGATGGGAAAATGGGAAAATTTTTTATGGAAATAAAGTCAGAATCAGCACTTATGATGAAACATTTATTGATCAGCAAAACGTTTCGGGTGGTATAACTATTGGCCGTATAAACACTTATACCAGTAAGTTTATTGCGGATGCAGGTGGACCAAAGCCATTAACAGATTTTATTAAATTGGTTGTGCCGGAACAAGCCCAATCCAATCCGCCTTATGATACTGCCATACATGACAGAGAGGTTTGGTTTTATCTTGATAATGAATTGCTTTGGCATACCGGAAGGTATAGCTCTGCTGAACGCAAAGAGAAATTAGTAAGAATTGGGGGTGGATATAATCAAGAAAATATAAATTTTGTTGCTAAAACATATTGCGAAGAATTGCCTGAATTATTTCAGTTGTTATTAGAACTTTATAATACGGATATTAAGGACATATCCGGAGGGGAAGTATGCCCTTATTACTCAATGAATCCTGCACATATCGTCTATGAGTGCATTACCAATACAGATTGGGGCATGGGGTATCCGGCATCATTTATTGATGAAGATAATTTCAAGTCCGCTGCTGATACGTTTTATGATGAAAAATTCGGCCTTTGTGGACTGTGGAACAAGCAGGAACCTATCCGGGAATTTATTGACCGGGTAATGACGCATTGTGGTGCGTTGTTGCAAATAGACAGGCGAACGGGGAAATTCAAACTCAAGGTTATACGCGACGATTATACTGTTTCGGATTTGCCTGTATTGGGAGAGGATGAAATTGTCTCAATCAATAGCTATGAACGCCCCGGCTATGGCGATCTGATTAACGAGATCAATGTTGTTTACAATGATATATGCACCACCAAAGAAGGCGGTGTGACTCTGCAAAATCTTGCGAGCATACAGGCTCAGGGCGGTATTGTCTCGGAGACAAAAAAATACCCGATGCTTCCAACATTTGATTTAGCGTTGCGTGTTGCGCAACGTGATTTGTTGTCCGCATCCACCCCGTTGGCAAAGCTAAAAATAACCTGCAATCGCGCCGCGTGGGATATTGAGCCGGGGGACGTGGTGAAGATAACATGGCCGAAATTGGGGATTGCCTCTTTGGTTTGCCGGGTATTGCAGGCGGATTATGGACAGATCGGCTCCAAGCAAATCAAGCTGGATTTGGTGGAAGATATTTTCGGCCTGCCGGCATCCTCTTTCATCGAGCAGCAGAGTTCAGGCTGGGAAGCGCCGGATAATACGGCAAAAGAAATTGTTTATGATGATATTCTCGAAACACCGTATTATCTGATTGCGCGCAATTTTTCTACTGCCGACTTCAATGCGATTAAAGACGATAACGATGTAGGCTTTATATCCACGGTAGCGGCGCGGCCCAGCGATCTGTCACAAGGATATAAACTGCATACCCGGATTGCTGATACGGATAATGAATTTATCCAGCGTCCGGGTACATTTGATTTCGCGCCGACCGCTGTATTAACGGCTGATATTGGTAAGCAATCAGACCATATTGCAGTTGATAGTTTCGTCGGGCTTGATGATCCTGAGTCCGTAGTCGGCAATCTTATGATTATTGGCAGCGGGAGAAGCGCAGAGATTTGCGAGGTTGTGGACGCTATCGGCTATGAAACCGAGGGGTATGTATATCAAGTTAATCGCGGGGTTCTGGATACCACGCCACAAGAATTTGAATTGAATGATAGAGTCTGGTTTGTTACCGCGCAGACAATGGGCTTTGATGCCACTGAATATGTGGATGCCGAGGACGTGGAGGCAAAGGTTCAATCTGTTACCGCATCGGATGTTTTTGACATTGACTCGATAACTGCAATGCCAATGACAATGGACTCGCGCTTCGGCAGGCCATATCCGCCGGGTAAATTCCGATTGAATGGCGAGGAATATCCAGATTCCATTCAATTCCCGCTGACGGTTTCATGGGCGCATCGGGACCGAGAGCAACAAACTGCCGGCATTATCACGCAGGACCAGGCGAGCATTGGACCTGAAACCGGAACAACGTATAACGTGCGGCTCTATGCTGGCGGCCAATTATCCGAAGAAGTCACGGGTATTACGGGCACGTCCGTAGAATTTGAATTGAATACAGAATTAGAAGGGCAGGCTATAGAAGTACGGCTGGAATCCGAGCGCGATAATCTGGTTAGCTGGCAGGACCATAGACATTTGATTGAGGGCGGTATAATTGCCCCGCAAGCTACATTCACGATTCAGG